GAGGCCGGCCTTGAGGACGCGGCCGGTGCGGGTGCCTTCGTCGCGCTGGGCACGGTCGCGGCGTTCTTCGCGGGTGCCGGCCTTGCCAGTGGCGGCGGCGAGGTTGGTGCGCTTCTTGGCACGGTCTTCGCGCTGGCGGGACATGCGGATCTTTTCGGCCATGTAGCCGGATTCGAAGACGCGGGTGGCTTCGAGCACGGCGGCTTCCCGGCGGGCGGCGCTGGCGCGGGGCCAGTCGCCAACGAGGCGGACGAGGTTCGCTTGGAGCATAGCGTGGGCCTGCTGCTCGGGGGTGAGGTCTTCCTGCTCGGCGAGGATCTCGAGCCGGGTGGCCTCGGCCTCGGTCTCGGCGGCGGTGAGGGTCATGGCCTCGCGGAGGTCGGCGAAGAGGCTGTGGACGTCGGCGCCGATCTTGCCGCGGGGGCGCTTGCCGGCCTCGTCCTTCTCGGGGCGGGCGCGGTCGAGGAGGGCAAGGAATTCGAGGTTGTATTGGGACTTGAGGTATTTCTCCAGCTCGACGTCCACCTTGGCGAGGCGCTCGCGGAGGAACTGCAGGCCGGCATCGGGGTCGGCGATGCGGGCGGCCTGGACCCAGCCGCCGACCTTGCCGCGGATCTCGGCGGGGACGGAGGAGAGGATGGCATCCAGGGCGGCGAGGCTGCGGAGGATCTCCTGGCGGGGGGAGTAGGTGGCGGCCTGCTGGTCGGTCTGGGTGGCGAGCCAGGCATTGGTCTCGGCCTTGGCGACGGTGCGGGCTTCGCGGAGGTCGGCCTTGGCGGATTCCAGGACCTTCTTCATGCTGGCGACGTGGCGGGACTCGGATTCGAGGGCCTGCCAGAGGGCATCGGTGGTGGGTTCGCGGAGGAGGCCGGCGTCGAATGCTTCCTGCGCGGCTTGGTCGGGGGCGAGGTCTCCGCCGAAGACGGTGCGGGAGACGGACTCGGAGCCATCGTAGTCGCCGGGATTGTGGAGGGTGAAGAGGTCGGGGTGCTTCTTGACGGCGGCGGTCTTGCTCATGAGCCGGCCGCGGAGGGGGCTGGAGGGATCGCCGAAGAAGGAGTGGAGGGGCTGGCCGCGGAGCTTGGTCAGGTCGTCATCGGAGAGGATGGCGGCGTGGCGTGCCCAGGCTTCGTTTTCGAGTTCCTCCCGGCGGAGGGCCTGGCGGATGGCGGCTTCGCGGGCGAGGCTGCGCTTGAGGCGCTTGGTGCCGGAGAGGAGTTCGAGGCGCTCGGCCTCGAGGCGGAGTTCCTCGAGCTTGCGGGAGACGCGCTCCATGGCCTGCGCGCGGCGGAGTGGGTTCTGGATGCGGCGGATGGAATCCTGGGTGAGGACGCCGAGGCGGCGGGAGCCGAGGGAGAAGGCGGGGGCTACTTCCGCGGCTTGCTGTCCGCTTCGGCCAGCGCTTCGGCCAGCTCCTTGTCCGAGAATTCCGGCAGGTCCTGGCTGAAGTCCGCCGGCCATGCCGGTCCTTTCGAGACGAATTTTTCCGCGCTCGAGGGTGACTTTGAGGTTGGACTGCTGGGTCTCGGCCCCTTCGGTGAAGTAGCTTCCATTGCGAAGGGTATTGTGGACGTCTTCGGCCGTGATGGCAACGCCAAAGGCGCGTTGAAGATCCTTTGTCAGGTCGAGGGAACTGTGCCCGACAGCTTCGTTCTTGATCGCATTCCAGCCGTGCCAGTGCATGCCACCCGGGTTGGCGTGGTCGCCCAGGTGGGACTGGAGTTCGGGTGACTTGTTGATGGCTTCCTGGAGGACCACCTCGAAGGCCTCATACATCGCCAGGGACAAGGCCGGGTTGTCCGAATCCACCTGACCGTAGACGCCATAGATGCCGGTGGGATCCGAAGGGGTGTTCTGGCCGTAGCGGAAGAAGTCGGAGGTGGTTTCCGCGCCGGTGCCTTCCATGGCAGTGGGCAGCCAGAACTCCACGAATTTCCAGCGGTCCATGATGACACCGGGCACGCCGAAGGTAAGGCCGATGAACCGCTGCACCTTGTTCTTGATGCCGAGGGCACCAGCATCGAGCGCCCAGAACCGCCGGCCCATCTCGCGGGAGGTCGGGGCCGCGTAGACATCCGCGGCGTCCTGCCAGCGACCGTTGAGGTTGCGGAGCATGAGGAAGAACGAATTGGCGTTGGCCGTGGCGCTGTTCCCGACCTGGCCGGCGTCTTGTGCTGATTCCTCCCGCGCGGCGCTGACGACTTGCTCCCAATCGGCAAGACCCATGTCGAATGTGCCGTCAATCGACGACTGGATGGCATCGAGCACGGGCCGGTGGGCGATCAAGCGCAACCACATGCCTTCCTGCTGGAGGGGTGGCAACATCCGCGAAAGGACGCCCCACAGGTGATGCAGGGCGACCGCCCAAGGTGCTGGCGCCTGGCCTTCGCCGATGATCTCCCGCATTTCCCGGGTTCCGTCCAGGCCTTGCCGGGCGCTTTCCTGCGTCGAGTCGATGGTGCGCTCGCCGTGATACTCGCCGTTGAGCTTGGCGACGTAGGCCGCCGGATCGTTGATGATTTCCGTCAGGCCGCTGGGAGGCATGGGGACCTTGCCGTAGATGCCGGCCATCCGCAGGAACTTGACCCAGCCGGGGCCGGTGGTGATCCGCGCGGGGTCTGCCCGCAGATACTCGAGAGCCTCGTCCAGCCGCGCGAAGAACTTGGCGCGGGCGGCCGGGGTGTTCAGCACTTTGGGCAGGCTGGTCGCCTTGTCCTGCTCGATGTCCCACACCGGCAGGCTATCGGTGCGGATGGCCGTGACGCCCTTCGGAGGTTTGATGCGGAGCCGGCTGGGGGCGATGGAGAAGGAGAACTGGTCCGCGCCGTAGCCGGCGAGCATGGCCATGGCACGGGGGTCTTTGTCGGCGAATTTGACGAGCACGCCCTGCGCGGCCAGCGTGATCTGGTCGCCGGCCAGAACAGGCCCGAGCGGGATGCCTTCCGCCTCGCGGCGTTTGACGTAGGCAGCGGCATCGGCGGCGGCGGTCTTGAATCCTTCCGGATCCAATTCCTTGGCAAGCGCGATGATGTTGGCCGCGGTTTGAGGGAGGCCGGGGCGGGAGCCGAGGGAGAATGCCGGTGAGTCGGTGGATCGGTTGGTCAGTGTAACCGGTTGGCCGTTCTCTTCGAGGATCTCGATGTCGGCGTCGTCGAAGATGACGTAGTTGTAGGAGCCTGGCAGGGCTTCGACCAATGCCTTGGCCTCCGCTTCAGTGTCAAACGTGTCTGTGCGGATTGCCAGTCCGTTGGCAGGGTCATTGTAAATGACGTTCCAGCGGCCCTCTTGTTGGAAAATGCTGGCGGCAGCTTTGCCGCGGCTGTTGCCATCGAGGAAGCGGATGCCGCGGATGCCGCGGGATGCAAACAATGCTGAAGCAGCTTTTGCTGCTGCATCAGGTCCACTTGAATCTGCCAAATCTCCAAGGGCCATCCGATAGAGAAATTTGCCGTCCATGCTTTCCAGTGTCCGGCCTTCTGGAATGCTGCTTGGACGATAATTTGCCAGTGCCGACCGCACGGCCTCCGGCTGCTCGCTCAAGGGCTTGTCCCAGTCGAGGAGCTGGTCGTCTTCGAGCTTGAGGGTGACGGTGTAGAGGTTGCCGGAGCGAAGCTGGGCTTGGCGTTTTTGCTCTGCCATGTTGTCCCGCTGCGCCTTGGCGTATTCATCGGTTGGAACTCGCTGGAGGTGATTGTCGAGGGCGGCGATGTTGCGGTCGTAATAGCCGGACTTCTCAAGAGGATCGGCGTGCATCCCTTGGTATTCCTTGGCGACTTCTTCCGCTTCCGCAAAATACAGCCCCCAGCCGTAGGCCTGGGCACCTTCGCCGGTGCCGATCTTCCCGGTGGAGAAGCGGTCCACCTTGTGCGGGGTGCCGTGGTGGGCGCGGATGGAGAAGGATGCCGGGCCGATGACGGAGGGCGAACCTTCCGCGCCGGGGAAGGCACGGGTGGAAGCGTTCGGGGTGACGGTGGTGCGCCGGCCGAGGCTGAACGGATCGCCGGCCATGGCCGGGGCGAGTTCGGCCCCGTCGAGGATAGCGGACTCGGCATCGCGGGCCATCTGGTCGTAGTCGATCTGCTCGTCCACGCCGAGGAGCTTGGTCAAATATCCCTCGTAGGTGGCTTGGTCCAGGGTGCCGTCGGCGAGGCCGCGCTGGATCTGGGCGGCGCGATCGATGGCGAGGCCGAAGTATTCGCGGATGGCATTGATGAAGCTGCGGAACTTGCCGAGGGTGCGGTCGCCGAGGAGGCGGGCGAGGGCGGAGAGGTTGTTGCTGACGAGGCCGGCGGGGAGGCTGCGGGCGAGCCGCCCGCGCCCCTCTTGGCCGGCTTGCGCCGGCTTGCGGGTGCGGATGACTTCGGCCTCGGCGATGGCGGAGATGGCTTCGTCGAGGGCGGTCTCCTGGTCGGACTCGGAAAGAGTGTCGAAGTTGTCGGGGAGGAGCTGGAGGGACTGGCCTTCGCGGGTGGTCTGACCTTGGAGGACGGTATTGACGGCAGTGACGAAGGCGATGTCGTCCTCGCGGGTGAGGATGCCGCGGGCGTGGGCCTGGCGGCGGAAGCCGTGGGTTTCTTCGTGGAAGACGTCGAGGACGCTGCCGCCTTCGAGGATGCGGTTGACGGTGCGGAGCTGGCCTTGGGCGAGTTCGGTGCGGGATTGGCCGAGGACGACGTTGGTGACGCTGCCATCGCCTCCCATGAGGCGCTCCTGGGCGGCGACGCGCTCGCGGGCGCTGGAGGACTCGGTGGCGGCTTGCTGGGCGGTGAGCTGGCGGCCGAGGTCGAGGTTGATCTCGGTGGGGCGGTTGGTGTCGGTGCCCCATTGGCCGGAGACTTCGGCGGCTTGGTAGGTGGAGAAGACGAGGGCGATGCGGTCGGCGTCCTGGTCGGCGGAGAAATTGGCGTGGGTGGTGGCGAGCTGGGCGGCGCGCTGCCAGTCGGGGGCCTGGCCGATCTCGCGGCCGGTGGCGGTGTCGTAGAGGGTCCAGGTGCCATCGGTGCCGCGGACGGCGCGGGGCATGATGCCGTTGTCGGAAGCGGCGGCGGCGGCTTGCTTTTCCGCTTGAAGGGTCTCGGCGAGTTCCTGGGTAGCGTCCATGGCGTCCTCGCTGCGGGGATCGCGGGTGGCGAGTTCGGCCTCGATGGCCTGCTCGGCTTGGAAGCGGCCTTGGGACTGGGCTTCGCGGATGCGGGCGACGCCATCCGGAGAGATGCCGAGGACGCGGAGGTGGAGGTCAGGAGCTTCGGCAAAGGCACGGGCGCGGCCTTCGGCGGAGATGCCGCCGGCGCCGCCGATGAGGGCGAGGGGAAGGATGGCGACGGCGGTGGTGGCGGTCTTTTCCCAGTAGCCGTCGAAGAAGCCGTCCTTGCCGTTCTTCCAGACGACGCCGGGGATGTCCTTCTCGAGGGCGCTGGCGGCATCCTGCAAGAGGGCGGGGATGAGGTCCTGGGTGTTCTCGATGGCGGTCTCGAAGCCGGCAATGGCTGCGGTGCGGGCGGCGTAGCGGCCGGCGGTGGAGGTGATGCGGTTGGTGGTGGCGGCGAGCACCTTTTCGAGGCCGGGGACCTTGCCGATCAGGGCTCCGGCTCCGATGCGCTCAAGGAGGGCCTGGGGGATGGCGATGATGGGGGCGAGGCCTTCGGCGGTGTCAGAGGCATCTGCATCTGACATGCCGCCATCCATGAGGGTCCGGCGCATGTCGCGATAGGCGCTTTCCTCCATGTGGTAGTAGGTGGCGGCGGGGCCGGCGAAGGGGACAAGGGCGACGGCACTGGTGGCAACAACGCCGGGGACGGCGTAGGCTCCGCGCTCCAGGGTGCGGAGGATGGCGGAGTCGGGGTTGAGGACCTTGACGGGGTCGTAGGTCTCGTTGCGGATTCGCTCGACGTCGGCGATGAAGTTTTTGCGGGAGCGGTTTTCCGCGGTGGAGGCTTCTCTGGCGATTGTTTGCTCCGGCGTCTCGGCTGGGTCATTGAGTGGGTAGTTGAACATTCCGCCTTCATCGAGGGCGGTGCTCAAGCCTTCCATCACGTTGATGGCTTGGCCTTGGATGTCGCGCTGGGCTTGGGTGGTGAGGTTGCTCCAGAAAGCGGGTTGCTTGTCGGCGGGGAGGGCGCGGGCCAGAATGGCGAGGGAGGCCATGAACTGCTCGCGGTTTTCCGCGGGGACTTGTTCCCAGGCATCGTACCAGTTGGCCCCGCCGGACTGCATGGAGTTCCAGACTTGCTTGAGCGGGCCAAGGTAGGGCTCGACGTTCTGGCGGAGGGCCTTCTGGGTGTCGCGCCAGGCCTCCATGTAGGCGTAGTCCATGCCGGGCTGGTAGCCGGGCTTGGTCTTGGCTTCTTCCCGCCAGAGTTGGAAAGACTTGGAATCCAAGCCGGCATCTGAGGTCTCGCGGAGAAGCGCGCCGGTGGTGGCGGCGGACTGCATCTCATGGGCGAGGTCGAGGGTCTGCTTGCGGGCGATGGTCTCCTTCTCGATCTCCCCGTAGAAGGCGAGGTCATCGCCCTTGCCGCGGCCGGAGAACTGCTGGTCGGCGACGCGGTCGCGGAGGATGGAGAGCTGGACGGGATCGGTGGAGATGGGACGGCCGCCGGCTTGGATCTGGAGGTAGCTGGCGACGATGCCCTGCTTGCGGGCGGTCTCGGGGTCCGCGGCGAAGTCGAGGGGCGGGGCGGGCTTGCCCTTGATGAAGCCATCGTAGTCGAGGACGGCCTGGTCGAGGGCATCGGTGGCCTTGAGACGCCAGGCGTTTTCCTTGGCCTGGCGCTCGTCGTCGCCGGTGAGGAGGCCGATGAGGGGATTGGCGGCGGACTGCGGGATGCCGGAGGTGAGGGAATACATAGTGCCGAGTGATCAGTGAGCAGTGAGCAGGGAAAAACGGTTATTGTTCGGGAGGAGGTGGGAGGAGGTCGCCGCCGGAGCCATCGCCCCAGGCGGGGAGACCGGCGTTGCCGTCCATGCCATACTTGCCGGCGGAGTTTGGTTCCGGGACGTCGATGAAGTCGGCGGGGGGGAGGATGGCGGACTGGAACTTCTTGAGGCCTTCGGGGCTGAGGAGCTGGCGGAACTTGGTCTCGCGCTGTTCCTCGGTGGCCTTGGGGTGGACCTTGTGCCATTTCTCGAATTCGCTCACGGCCTTGCCGTAGGCGGCATTGGCCTTGGCGATGCCGGCGGGGTCGGGGTATTCGATGAAGCCGGCCTTGCCCGCGGCGAGGAGGTCGAAGGCGTCCTTGTCGAAGCCTTCGGTGTAGTCGAAGCCTTCCACCTCCTTGGCGAGTTCGCGGAACTTGAGGAGGGCCTTGTAGGAATCCTTCTGGGTGGCGATGTCCTCGGCCTGGTCGGCGGAGAAGCCGCGGGCCTGGAGCTTGATGCGGTCCTGGAGGAGGCCGGCGGTCATGATTTCGGCGGCGGACTTGCGGGAGGTGCCTTCGCCGAAGGCTCCGCCTTTGTAGGCGTCGCGGAGCTTGGCGCGGGTCTCGTCGGCGGCCTCGGTCCATTCTTCGAGCTGGCCCTTGCGGGCGCGGGCGAGGCGATCGGTGAGGCGGGCTTTCTCGATGCCATCCGGAAGGGTGCGGATGGAGCGGTCGAGGGAGTAGAAGACTTCGTCGAAGTCGTCCATCTCGGCATTGTAGGAATCGAGCTGGGCGGTGACGTAGCCGGTGACCTCGTTGACATACTCCGGGGTGGAGCGGCGGGCGGTTTCTTCGGCGGTCTTGCGCTCGGACAGGTCGGCCTTCATGCGCTCGAGGAGGGCGGGGCTGGCCTTGCCCTTGAAGCGTTGGTCGATCTGCTCCGGGGAGGAGATGGAGCCGTCGGCCATGGCGTTGTTCGCCTGCTCGATGATGTCGTAGGTCTGGGTGCGGTGGAGGGTGCGGGCCTGCTGCTCGAGGCGGTCGGCATCGGCGAGGGTGATGCCGGGGGTGTTCTTGACGAATTCCGGGTCGCGGAGCTTTGGCAGCATGCCGACGGGATCCGCGGCGACTTGGCGCTGGACATCGGCGACGGCGGCGATGCGATCGGCCTCGCGCTCGACCTGCTCGATCTCGGATTCCTCGAAGCCGGCCTCGCGCATGCGGGAGGATTCGCGGCGGACGCCATCGGCATCGCCCCGGCTGGCGTGGTATTGGATGGAGTTGGAGATGCGGGCCTTTCCCTCCATGGTCATGCGGGTGAAGGCCTGGGTCTCGAAGCGGATGCCGCGCTGGGAGTTCCAGTCGTTGAGTTCGATGTCGAGGGCGGCCTGGGCTTCGCGGGAGAGGCCGAGGTCGGAGGCCTGGCGCTTGAAGTCTTCCTGACGGGCAGCCCAGTCATCGACCCAGCCTTCGGGATCCGGGCGCTTGGTGAGGTCGAGGGAGAAGCGGTTGGCTTCCTCGTCGAGGTTGGCCATGAAGGCGGACATCTTGCCGGCCTCCGTGGTGCGCCGGACCTTTTCGGCGATCTGGAAGCCCCTGTCGCCGATGCTGGAGATGGCCTGGCCAAGGCGGGCCGCGGCATTCGCCTGGGAGATGGCGGGCTGGGCGCTGCCGAGCGGGGCCATGGGGCCGGCATCGATGAACTTCATGCGGGGTACGGGATCCATGGTCTTACTTTTCGGAGGATGGTGCTAGAAACCCGCCGGCCTTGGCTCCGCTCATGATGGCGGAGCTGGTGCCTGAAAGCCCGGTGGCGATGGATTGGGTGCGGAGGGAAGATGCGGTGGCTTGGCCCTCGTAGACGGAGAGGGCGGCACCTTGGCGGAGGGCGCGCATGCGGTTGGCGGCCTCGCTGCCCATGTCGAGGATCTGAAGCTCGAGGGCCTGCGCGGTATCGCCGAGGACGGCGATGGGGGTGCCCTCCATGGCGAGGCCGGAGGCGGCGAGCTGGGCGCGCTGGCTGGCGAGGTAGCGGGTCTTTTCGCGCTCCGCGCGGCGGGCGTTCTCGGCGGCGACTTCCGCCTCGCGGTTGGCCTGCTTCTTCTGCTCGTTGGCATTGAGCATGGCGGTGGTCTCCGCGGCGTCGGCGGCCTGATTCTGGGCGTAGACGGAGACGGCGGTGCCGGCGAGGGAAACGACGGTGGAGATACCAATGACCCACATGCTCATGGCAGTAAGGGGAAGGGGGTGGAGTTGTTGAGTTTCCAGGCGGGCTCGGTGCCCGGTGGTAGGAACGGATTCTTATGGTCCGCGGTGACGCGGCGGACGATGGATTCGACGTCCTGGCCGTCGTCGGGGTTGGCGTGGACGGTGATCCAGACGGTGTCTTCCAGGGCGCGGAGGACGCGGCGGGTGCCGGGGAGGGTGAAGCCGAAGTGGGGGGCGCGGTAGGTGACGGGGCCTTCGTTCTCGGAGATCACCTCGACGGTGCCGCGGGCGAGGAAGAAGGGGTGGGTGACGTTGTGGATGACGGAGGTGCCGAGGGTGCCGGCCGCGAAGTGGCACTCCCGGACGTAGAGGCCGGGCGGGAAGTGGTTGAAGACCTGGCTGTCCATGGGCGGGTGGCCGAGGAGCGAGGCCTCGAACTCGTCGATGGTGACGGGATCGGTGAGGGCGGTGCTCATGCTGTTCAGATGGTGTTCATCTCGTGGCGGATGTGGAGCGAGAGGATATTGAGAGGGAGGGGCTGGGTCTGGCGGATCTTCACGGAGGCCTGGCGCTCGCTGCGGCTGGTGACGTGGGCGTCCTTGTAGCCGGTGAAGAGGGGGAGGGCCTCGTCCATGGAAACGCCCTGGGCGGCGAACTGGACGCGCTCCCAGTTCGCCCCGGCGTCGGCGGTGACCTCGGCGCCGAGGGATTTCCAGAGTTCCATGTGGACGCGGTGGATGCGCTTCCACGCGACCTTCGACAAGCTGCCGGGGTCGCCGGTTTCGAGGAAGGTGGGCTCGAGGGTGGCGGTGAAGGGTAGGCCGGCGATGACGACGCTGGCGGCGGTGTCGAGGGTGATCTCCCCGCCGGTGACGGTGTGGAGGCCGACGGGTGCGCCATCGGCGAGGACGGTGACCTCTTCCCCCTCGAGGTGGTCGAGGCCGGTGATGGTGGTGGCGGGGGTAGAGTCGTAGATGACGGCGGCGTCGGCGCTGACGATCTGCTCGGCATCGCCATCCTTCAGCAGGCGCATGCGGTCGGGCTGGAAGCGCTCGAGGTAGCGGACGGTGTCCCCATCGACGGTGCGGCGGACGGTGACCCAGATCTCGTCCTCCTCGCCTGCTCCGCCGACGACGGCGACGGACTCGAAGAAGCCATCGGTGACGTAGCGGCACCAGCCGGCGACGGATTGGGCGCGGTCGTAGGAGAGGCCGAGGAGGGTGCCATCGCCAGTGACGGCCCAGAGGACGCTCTCGGGATTCCGCTGGAGGGAGATGCCGGTGATGCCGCCATCGGTGACGTGCTCGGCGAGGAGGGTGAGGTCGTTGGCCTTGTAGCCGTCTGACTCGAAAGCGAAGGCGAACTCCCAGGCCTTGCGGCCGGAGCGCTGGACGAAGATGACGGCGTCCTGGACGGGGATGGCGCGGATGTGGGCGGAGCCGGTCTGGGTGAAGCGGCCGGCCTTGGCATTGGTGGGGGTGAGGGCCTTGTCGGACTCCCGGGATCCCATGGGACCTTCGGCGCCGGAGGTGCCGATGATGAGGGCCTCCTGGGAAACCAGCCACTGCACGGCGTTTGCCTTCTGGCCGGCGAGGGTGAAGGCAAGGCCGAGGTCGTCATCGCTGCCGGTGCGGAAGTTCCCGAAGTCATCGATGACGCTGCCCCAGATGGTCTGTGGCTGGGCGGAATTCCCGCCGAAGAAGAGGCGGGTCTCATGGATGCAGACGGAGCGGGGCCAGCCGCGGAAGTCGCTCCAGGCGGCCTCGTTCCACTTGGTGGTGGCGGCGGTGGCACCCAGCTCGAAGATGACCTGGGCGGAGACGGAGGTGGCGGAGGTGAAGCCGATGATCTCGACGATGCCGTGGTGGTCGGGATCGATCGCCTCGAGCTTCCAGGAGCCATTGGTCGGCGGGGTGCCGTCCTCCACGGTCTTGAGGATGCGGAGCCAGCACGGATCGATCTCCGTGCCGGTGATGAGGCCGGACTGGTCGAGCCGGGAGCCGGCGATGGTGCGGATGGTTTCCCAGGTGCTCTTGTCGGTGCTGCGCTGGATGACAGCGGTGACGTTCCAGTTGCTGGTGCCTTCGGCCGCGACGAGGGAGCAGGACCATTCGCCAAGGACGAAGAGGGCGTCGGAAGCGGTGCCGACGGTGACGGCGGTCTTGATGCCTAACTCGACCGAGGGCTCGTCGCGGCGGTGGGTGATGAGCCAGCGGGAGCCGACGTGGCCGGCGGCGAAGGTGGAGGTGGACGCGGTGAGGGTGATCGAGAGGCCGGTGACCGCGGAAGCCCCGATGGTGGAGGCTGTGATGTTCTCGTCGCGGAGGGGCGGGTATTCCAGGGCAAGGAGTTCGAGGGACCACTTGTTATTCGCCAGGCGGGAAAGGACGCGCGGGGCGTAGGAGGGGTGGGAGATGAAGATGCGGTCGTTGAGCTGCTCGAACTGGAGGGCGGCGAGGTCCGCGGCGGCGTAGGGGGTGGCGATTTTGAACTCGGTGGCGAGTTCCCAGTTTCCGTCCGCGAGGTCGGTGGCGAAGGTGACGGAGCCGTGGGAGACGAGGCAGTAGTAGATGCCGGCATTGGTGCCGGTCTTTTCGACATACTGGCCGGCGGTGTAGGGCTGGAGGCTGCCCCAGGTGCCGACGGTGGAGGAGGCGTCCACGACGGGCATGGCGGGGGTGGCCCCGGTGGTCCAGACGCGAATCAGCTCGTCGGTGAAGAGGAGGATGAGATTGGTGGTGGCGCTGAACTCGAAAGGGACAACGCGGCCGATGCCTTCGGGGTGGTCCTGCTCCGCGATGAAGACGGTGCCGGCGCGGGAAAAGGCGCCGCCGTAGACGTTGGGCCGGAAGTTCTCCAAGGTGCGGCAGGAGTTCCGGTATTTCTCCAGGTCCAGCCGTGGGTCGGTCCACGGGGAAAGTTCCCCGCCATTGAAGGAGATGCGGCGCTCGATGATTTCAGGCATGGCGGCTTATTCGGGGAGGACGTAGCGCTCGGGATCGTAGCCGCGGCGGCGGCCGCGGGCGCGGATGAGCGGGGAGTTGTTCAAGATGCGGGCCATGGGGCGGTTCTCGCGGGAGCTGGTCTCGACGGCATCGACCTTGCGGGCCTGGGAGAGGGCGCGGGCGTGGAGGGTGGCGAGCTGGCCTTGGAGCTGGAGATTGGCGGAAAGCGGGACGGCGATCTCGACGGCCAGGGCAAGGGCGACGGCCTTGGCGAGGAGGGGATCGAACTCCGGGACGGTGATGCGCTTGACGTAGCGGATCTTGGCCTCGCTCTGGTTGGTGAGGAGGCGCTGGCCTTCCTCGATTTCGAGGTATTCGTCGGAGCCGTCGAACTGCTCGCCATTCACCTCGAGCAGGCGGAGGAAGTCGGCGGGGAGCTGGAAGGCGTGCTCGAAGCCGTGGTTGGGCGCGTCGGTCAGCTCGGCGAGGGTGGCGCGGGCGATGGCGCAGTTCCAGCGGTGGGTGCGGAGGGTCTCGTCGATGACCTGCTGGGCAAACTCATTGCAGACGCGGGCGTGCGTGCTGGTGGTGTCCGTGATGTCCGTGATGGCAGCTTCGCCGAGGTGGGCGAGGGCGCGATTGGCGAGAGCGGTGACGGTGGTCATGACGGGCGGAAAGGAAAGCGGGCGGCGGCGTGAAGGTTCACGCTGCCGCCCGCGGGGATGTCAGCAGTTGGCAGGCGGATCAGAGGCTCTTGTAGGCGAGGACGACGCGGTAAGCGCCGGTCTCCACAGTGGCCGCGAGGGTGGCGTAGGTCACCTTGATGAGCTTGGTGGCCTCGGTGATCTTGTGGCGGTTCGTGTAGCCGTCGGGGATGGCCGGGGCGAGGAACTGGACGGTGCCGACGCTGGCGCAGTTCGCGCCGTCGCAGTAGCGGTCCACGTCGGTGTCGCCGATGTCGATCGTCACGGCGCCGGAGCTCATGTCGTCGGTGACGACGATGAAGGAGAGTTCCGGGTAGACGATGGAGCCGACGGGCAGCTCGATGAGGTTGACGGTATCAGCGGCGGTGGCACTGGCGGCGACGGCGACGTCGATGAAGGCATACTGGATGCCGCCTTCGATCTGGCGCTTGTCGTCGATGGTGTCGGCGTAGTTGGCCGCGGCAGCGAGCTGGGCGGTGTATTGGACGGAATTGGTGGAAGGCATGATGATGAAAAGTTAGGCGGTGAGAAGGAAGGCCGGGGCGGAGGGTCCGCCCCGGCCGGTCAAGTGGTTAGGGGCTCTCGTCGCAGAGGATCCCGATGACGCCGGCACCATCCAGGCGGGCGGCACCCCAGCCCCACTCCGTGCGGAGCTGGACGTCGTGGCGCTTGCCCGGGAGGACATCGACGAAGGCGGTGGGGCTCTCCGCCTGGCAGAACGCGACGGCGTCCCGGACGAAGGCGTAGCAGGTGCGGACGTCGGTGCCGGCGTTGTAGGGCAGGAGGTCCGGGGTGACGGCCTTGATGGCGAGGCCGGCGAAGGAGACGACTTGGCCGTCGAGCAGGCGGCGCATGCCGTAGTCCGCGGAGGTCATCTTTTCCTCGAGGAGGAGGTTCTTGATCTGGCGGTGGGTCATGACGACGCAGGCGCTGTATTCGCCTTCGACGTCCTGGCCGGTGACATCGCCCAGGCCGAAGAGGGTGGAAACCTCGAGGAGCTTGGCGAAGGTCATGCCGGAATTGGCCGGGCTGCCGGAGTCAACGAAGTTCACGGCGATCTCTTCGCATTCGGAGGCGTAGGAGATCGGGGTGGACCCGGTCTTGCCGGAAGCGGTGGACGCGCCCAGAGCATCGATGAGCACCTCGTCCATGTGGCGGCGGGCGGCGGCGAGCTGGAGACGCATGATGGCATCGTGCGGGCTGCCGACGGCACCGAGCTGCATGGCTTCGCGGCGGTCGATGATGTGGGCGGAGTCAGCGAAGGCGGCGTAGCACCAGCGGTATTCCGCGTTGATGTCGGCCGGATTCGTGTCCCCGAAGCGGGTGGTGATAGCGCGCTTTTCCTGCTTGGGAAGGCGCTGGTAGCGCTTGCCCTCGCCGTGGAGGGTGTCGATGTTGACGAAGGGCGCGAGGCGGCTGGAGAGCTGCTGGAACTGGATGCGCCAGTCGTCGGCGTAGATGGACGGGAAACCGTCCGGGATGAGAGAGTCGTAGGCCATGGTGGTGGTGGTGTGGTGGTTCTGGAGTGCGGCGGAGGGCCGCGGTTCGCGTGGTCATTCGCGAGTGTCCCGGAACGGGGTCGCCTCACCGGCAGGGCCGGGGCGTTTCACATGGGGTCCATGGCGGAGTATCCCTGATCGACAGCGGTGGCAGGATGCGCCCGCGGTGGGGGGCGCTTCTACCGTGATTTTGCAAACGAAAAGGCCGGTCCCTCTTGCGAAGGACCGGCCACCCGATCGAACCCATACGATCTATCCTGGAAGGTTACTTTTTGCCGCGCGTTTCCTGCTGGGCCTGGAGGGCGTGGAGCTGCTGGATCTTGGAAACCTTGGCGGGGTCCTTCTTCCAGTTCCGATCCGCCTGCATGATGGCGAAGGCCTGCTGGCGCGGGGAGCCGGAGCCGGTGAAGACTTCATTCGGCACGCCGGGGAGCGGGGACTCGCGGAGGGCGCGCCGGGCTTCGTCGATCACCCGGACGATCTCCGGATGGGAGAGGGCGGCGCGGATGAGCGGGTCCTTGGTGTCGAAGCCGCGCATCTTGACGAAGTCCTTGTTCGCTTGCTGGCGATCGGCGGCGCCTTCGCCCCACTCCTTGCCGAAGATCTCGGCGGATTTCTCGGCGAGGGAGTTGATGGTGGACTCGAAGGTGTCGGTGGCGTGGTTGTTCTGGGCGGCGGCCTGCTTGATGTGAATGGCGGCCAGTTCTTTCGCCGCGGCGGCGGGGATGTGGTGCCGGTGCATGACCTGGGCGAACTCCCCGGCGGCGGTTTCGTCAAAGAGGACGCCGGGCGGGACGTCGGAGGGCTTCAACTCGTAGCCGGCGGGCTCGTCCGGGACGCCGGCGGCACGGCGGAATTCGGCGACGGTGCCTTCGTCGGCCTCGGGGCCGGGGTAGCCGGGGATGGCCTTCTTGCCGACCATGCCGAGGGCCTCGTCGAGGGAGCGGAGGAAGGTGCCTTCGTCCTTGGCGAGGACGGCCTTGTTGGCGAGGCGTTCGAGACCCTTGGCCTTGAGGCCTTCCGCCCAGCCTTCCTTGAACTTGCCGCCGTCCTGGAAGCGGGGGTCGAAGAAATTGCCGGGATCCGCGGGCGGGGGTGAAGTCGGCGCGGCTGAAGAGCCATCGCCGAGGAAGCTGCCGGCCGGGGTGGGCGCGGCGGCGGGTGGAGCGGAGGGGGCCGCCGGAGCGGGCGCGGGTGCCGCGGGATCCGCGGCGACGGGTGGAGCGGCAGGGGCTTCGGTGGTCATGATGTGGTGGGGAAATTACTCCGCGTCCGGCATGGCGAACTTGCGGCCCTTGTAGCGCTCCGCGGCGGCGGCCGGGTGGTAGCGGTGCCACCAGGCGATGACGGCGGGCGTCTTGTCGCCGGCGGCGGGGTCTTCCGGCGGGCAGGGGGGGATGGCGTCGGGGTCCGCGTTGCTCTTGATGTCGAGCCATTCCTTGGCGACCTGTTTGAACTGCCGCACATATTGCTCGGTCGGGAAGGTGTTGCTGACTTGGAAAGCAGGTCCCGGTTCATCCATGATAGAGCCGTTGAACTCCGCCGCGAATTCCTTGGCGAAGTCCAAGGTGGCGAAGTTGTGGACGACCTTGAAGTGGGCGGCGGGTGCATCGTCCGGGATGCGGTCGGCCTCGAGGAAGGCCTCGATGGCGGCGCGGTGGTCGGCCATGCCCTTGGCGGGCTGGAGGTAGCCCTTGGAGTTGATGACGGCGACCTTGACGGGCGGGGTGCCGATCGGGCCGAAGAAGATGCTGTTTCCCTCGCGGGTGTAG